TTCCCGTTCAATGGTTGCCGCGATAAGCATTAGGGGCGCGGCTGGTATTGCATTGTTGTTGCGCCATTGACACACCGCTTGGACCGTTACGCCACATAGCTTTGCCACCTTTGCTGGCCGTCCCAATAGGTCAATCATCTGTGCATCTGTCATTTATTTTCCTTTTTTACTAAATATTTCTTTACAACAACTAAAGTTTACTTTAAATTAATAAGTACGGCAATGTTGCCGTGATAAAAAAGGAGTAGCAAACATGGTTGATGAATTAAGCCAATTGATGTTGGAACATGAAGAATTCCTAGAAAAAGCTTTGGATGACATGGAATTTGGTAGTGAAAATTTAACCCAGGAACAAGTTGACTGCATCCGTCAAGCTTGTGGAAAACCCCGTAATAGTCACGTTAACCCATTGTTACGTGACGTGATCAACGATTTTGGAAACATTTTTGGAAATGGAAAATAACATGATTATTGCAAAACAAAGTAGCAACACCAGTTCAGATTTTAAATTGCCACCAGCCGGTAGCTTCTTGGCCCGGCTTTACCGCATCATTGATATTGGAACCCAAACAACTGAATGGATGGGTAAGAAAAAGATGCAACGCAAAATCATCACTATGTTTGAATTACATGGTGAAGATAACGATGGCCAGCCATTGCAAACCGCAGAAGGCAAGCCGCTGATTGTATCTAAACGCTATACGCTATCCTTGGACGAAAAGGCTACGTTACGTAAGGATTTAGAAGCTTGGCGCGGCAAAGCTTTTACCCAAGAAGAACTAGATGGTTTTAACCTAGAAGTCTTGCTAGGCAAGTGTTGCATGGTATCTATCACTCATTCAACATACGATGGTAAAGAATACGCCAACATTGCTGGGATTAGCCAGGTGCCAGCCGCATTGAAAAAGCTTGGCGAACCCGTTGGCGTAAATGAATTAATGATTTTTACACTTGATCCGTTTGATCAAGATAAATTTAGTAAGTTGTCAGAAGGTATGCAAGGCGTTATCAAGAAGTCTGCCGAATACCGTAATACGTTTGAACCTAATTCGCCAGTAGTCAGTTCTGCCCCATCAGAATTGATTGATGACGATATTCCATTCTAGGGGGCAATATGAAGCCAATGGTTAAGTTTATGGTTTGTGATCACTACACCCTGAAAACAGTTCAGGAAATTGGGCACGATGAAGAAACTGAAATCATTGGTTTCAGCTATGAAGCATTGTCCAGGTTTACTAGGGCTTTAATTACTGAAGCCGCTTGCCTGGTCAAGGACCCAAAAGATAGAAAATTAATCTTACAAACATTAGGTGAATAAATGAAATGTATTGAATGTAAATGGTATGTCGGCCAAGTAAACGATACATACGGTGTATGTAAACGTTTTCCACAAACGGCCAATAAAAGCCAGCATGATTGGTGCGGTGAATATCAAAGCAAAGTTGTTGTAATTACACCGGTCCAAGAAGAACCAGTTCAAAAGTATGAAATTCAATTTGAAGAACCAACTGAATTTGAAGCGCAACGTGAAGGCAGTTATGATGAAAAAACTGGTGTATTTAAACCATTAAAACGTGGAAGAAAACCAAAACAATGATAATTAAAGAACGTCAATCGGAAGGGGGGCATTGGTATGATCGTGAAGGAAATAGTGCCTATTCAATTATCGGCAAAAACGGCCAATTACGGCCAACAACGCTACGGGATGCAAGAACACTTAATCTTTGCCCAAGCGTTACAACAATCATTGGAGTTGCGGCAAAGCCAGGCCTTGATACATGGAAACAACAACAAGTCCTGTTAAGTGCTTTAACGCTTCCACGTCAAACTGGGGAACCTGAACAATCATGGCTTGAACGTGTCATGATGGATTCCAAGCAAACTGGCCGTGTAGCGGCAGAACGTGGTACGGCTATTCATGCCATCATTCAGTCGTTTTTTGAAGGTGCATTGATACCTGAAGCTATGCCAATGTGCCGCCCCGTTGAGGAAGCCATTAAAGCCCATTTTGGGGAACTTTTACTATTATCGGAACTATCCTTTGCCCATCCCCTAGGATACGGCGGTAAGGCCGATTTAATAGCTAAATCAAGGCATGATTTTGATGGTGTTTGTATGGATATAAAAACCAAGGAAACAGAAGATATTTCCAAGGTTGATATTTGGCCCGAACACGGGATGCAATTAGCGGCGTACCGCATGGGTTTTAAAATGCCAAAAGCCCGTTGTGCCAACGTATTTGTAGGCTACAAAATGGTCAATGGCAATCCAGCATTTACTGGTGTCAAAGTCATAGAACACGAACCGGATGATTTGGAACGTAGCTGGCTTATGTTTACCAAGTTGTTAGAGTTTTGGCAGTTAAAAAACAAACATATCTAATAAAAAGGCGGTTAACTGGACGTTGAAGGATGCAACAATTGGGGGTTTTTTCCAGTTTCCACCCCATTCGTAGCAGTTGTTAAATTCACGCCTTACGTTGTTTAGTTGCACAATAACGCTTTACAAGTAAAGTAATCTTTAGTAAATTAACCAATACCGCAATGTTGCGGTGATAAATAAAGGAATTAATCATGGATCGTGAAGCAAAACAAGAACAAGCTTACTGGGCCGCACAAGCCAAATTTGAGAACCAGCAACGTATGATTGATAAGGGCTGGGGTGATCGTGAAGATTACAACAAACTGCTAATTTGGGAAGATAAACAACGCAGAATTAAAAAGTTTAAAAAAATAGCCAATGAAGTTTTTACTGGCCTAATGTTTGTTGGCTTTGCTATTTTTGTGGTTTTTTTAACTGGTTGTAGCAGTAATTCCTTTGTTCCAGGCACTACGGGCACGGTCTATGGACAAGCCCCTAGTCAGCAATTAGTATTAGATAAACAAGTTGCTGGATTGACTAGAAATGAAGTTATAGCTGGCGTTACTGAATGTGAAGGGGCTGGCCTACGTGCCCACGTAATCACCACCAAACGTTCAATTAATGGCTTTAGTGCCGATATTCCAGTTGAAGTTACTTGTATGCCTAAATATAAGTATTAAGGGGTAAATATGAATGAACACATTTGGACCACCAGCGGCACCGATATAACCATTAGATGGCGTATTTTGGGTTGGGTGCCGCCTTCAGAACTTCAGGAATACCGCGATAAATGGTCATACTTTCAAAATCTGCCATTACGCAAATTAGATGACCAAGCCAAGGAACAATACGAACAAGTATTGCGCCGCGCCAAAGTATTAAGAATTAAATAACTATTTCTTCATGGGGTGGGCCTTGTTCATAGGCTTACCCTCATGTTTTTTTAATTCACGCTTTAATTCAAACAATCCGCTACGCATTTGAATCATTTGCTTATCTTCTTTTTTTTGCATTGCTTTTGATTCAATTTCTTCGTGTTTTTCATTATGCATTTTGTGACCCTAGTGCTTTAAGTGCTTCTATCATCTTTGATTTACGGTCATCAAGCCCCAGTAAACCACCATTAATACGTTGTGTCATGACTTGAAACGAATTGCTAGTGCCTTCATCAGCCAAGGTATTTAACGCTTTTTTGTTCCAAAACCAGCCAGCCGATAAAGCGGCGTAACGGGGTTCTTCCAAAAGATGGGGGTTACCTATCAAGTCCACCCCTAAAGCTTCCCCACAATGCATATACGCTTCCCTACCGGTGCATTGTATCAATCCACGTCCTATAAACTTTGCGGCATCTTCCGGGGTTTCATTTCCCATGCGGCCAACATATACTTTGCTGGCTATCTTTTCAGGTTGACGTTCATATTGCATTGCAACATCCATGCTTGGGAATCGGCTTGGCCAGGTTGCCATTAAAGCTTTAGCTGAATAATTCAAGTTTTCTTTAGTAGCTTTGTAATTCATGCTTTCATGCATGGTCTGCCCCATAAAACACGCCTGGCGTTTAGGGGTAGAAATATCGTACTTATCAAACGTTTCGTTTAATGGGTCAAGCCATTTTTCATCAAGGCCTAGGGCTTTCAATTGATCACTTGTCATCATCTGATCCTATTTTTATGCCAGTAATAAGCCCTATAAATCCACCCACAATAGTTTGAAACGCTGGGCCAATAATGGCAAATACTTTGTCTGTATCAAAATTAGTATCAATAACGGCATAGCCAAACATTAAAAGCATTGCTACAACAATAGCTACCAATGACCATGCCGCAATAATAAATATATGTTCTCTATGGTTCATTTGGCTTTATTCCTAATTTCTGTGCATTTCTCAAGGGTTCTTGATCCAAAATAAGCCCCAAAAACGAGCATCCCCCAGTTTCCGAGCAAAGTTACATAAGATTCATTAGCGTTCATGCCAAAAGCTGACATCATTGCAAACATAAAATAACCAGTAAAAATTGCAATTAAAGACATAGGCCTTATGTTTTTAGCCAACCAGCTATCACTAGCCAAGTCTGCTTTCCAACGGTCTGACACGTTGTTTTGTTCATTCATATCAGCTTGCAGTTCAGCCAAGTGGCCGTCCTGGGCAAGTTGCTGAAGTTTTAATGCCGCTTCTGCTTTGGCGGCTGGATCAGGAATAACTTTATCTAGGATTTTTAACCCAGCACCTACTATGTCATCTATTCCAAACATTTAAATTACTCCTAAAACAAACTTTAACCATAAGGTAACAATTAATGCGGCAATAAAACACCATATTTGTACCCGTCTTACTTCTTTTAAATCATGCTGAAATTCTTCATTGGATTTACGTTCCATGTTTTCAATATCCAGCTTAATCTTTAATACTGCTTCCCATTCTTTAGCACCATATTGTTTAACAAAATCTATTTTTAACTTTGCTTCTTGGTCGCTAATTTGCTTCTTTTTTTGCCAATCTTCTAATGCTTTAATTAATGCCGTTTGCTTCTTAAACTCTGCTTCCCGTAATGCCCTACGTCTTTCATTTGCTTTTTGCTGGGCTACATCTAAACCATCTTGCTGAATACCTTCAATACTTTTTGATAAACCTTTAGCCGCTTCCCGGCTTGCGTTCAGGCTACCGGAAAGAGTTTTCACTCCTTCTGTTATTCCAAAGTCTGACATTGCGATTCACTTTCTTGTACCGTCCTATTTATTAGTGAACCAATGAACTGCCCAGCCGCCCAAGGTACTTAATGCGGTCAATATGCCAATTGCTAACCAACTAGCCCCTTTTTGTTGGGCCTGGTTATCTAAAAGCTTTTCTATATTGGCTTCCATCTTATCCATTTTCTTTGACATATCGTCAAATTTAGATTCATAAGATTCTACTTTTTGCCATAGAACCCCGTACTTAACTGGGTCAATTTCAAACATAGTGACTTCCATTTAAGTTTTCATGATGTACGCTAATGCATAGTATGGTGGCAGATTTTGGTTAGTTCCACTTGTGCCAGCATTAGCATTAGTTGTAGTTACGGTGTCACCAGTTGCAGTAGCAGAAGTTAAACCAATACTTGCAGTAGTGCCGGTTCCTTGTAAAGCATAAGATTCGGAAACTCCACCGCCACCATTTTTACCAGCCAAGTAATTGGATGATGTAAGGGTAATGCTAGTATTTGCGCCAGTAGCATCAGTATTGGCAATAAAATGCTGGTGTGTTCCAGTTGAAACAACAGAAGTTGCAGTATGGGTATGGGTTACAACAGTAGCATCAGCAGTACCGCCCGTTGCCGCTACGGAATAAGTAGAACCAGCACCAACTATAAAACGGTCACGCAAATCCGGGGTTGAATTAGTACCATCACAAAGTGCCCATCCAGTAGGTACTGAACCTAAACTTCCTGACCAAATAAGAATCATGCCGGTAGTAAACGTAGCTGATACGGCTGGGGCAGATTGCAATATAGGGTAAAGATTATCTAAAGT